TTTCCAGTCACGGCTGTTTTTAACTTAGAGCCAGGATTTAATCTTCTGTAGGCTTTGACCCCAGCTTGTGTCATGCCCGCTCCAGATTTTGTAGATCTGAAATTCTTTTTATTTCTGGCAGGCATTTTATCTTGTCGTCTCATACCATACCTCCAAAACCCATTTTTTTTCTTTTAGCAAATGTTTTTACGTTAGTTGGTTTTGGTCCCACATTGGCAGCGGCCCGTTTCCTTGCAACGGCAGATCTTCTTTGGCTTTCTGACATTCTTCTTGCTTTTGCAAGTGGGACACATTTCGGATACTTCCTCTTCGCGTCCTTTTTTTGTTTTGAACGACCGCACTTTGCGAAAGAACCATCCTTTCGCTTGCTCCCAATATCTACCCATTTTTGATCGAACCATGTTTTTAAACCGGCCATTTTAAACTATTTTTGTTTTCTTTCTTCTATCACTCATGATAGCGCCACAACCTCTAGCGACTCCACCATTTTTTAAACCTTGTGCTCTTAATCTTTGAGTTGCTTCTACAACTCCGCCACCCGCTTTGTATATTCTACCACCCATTGCTTTAGATGGTTTAGGTCCTCTAAAATCTTTTCTCTTTACACCAGATGGATCTTTAATTTTACCCGCACATATTTTGCTAGCGTATGCATTCGCGTATGCACTGGGATATACCTTAAATTTTCTTTTAGCTGCTGCTTTACCTCTAGGACATAGTTTAGTCATAATTAAGCCTTTGCTGTTTGTTTTGCTCTTTTAAAGTCAGATGCTTTTGGTGCACCCTTTGCACCTTTCTTTCGCATCTTACCACCACGTTTTCTTTTAGCATGTATGTTTGCGTATAAACCTTTTCCAGCCATTAAATTACCTTTTTCTTTTTATTTTTCATTTTAGCACCTGCAATTTTATCTGCGTAAGTTGGATTAGGGTTTTTATCTATTCCTGCTTTTACTGATAACATTCCAAAAGATGTTTTACCGACAGGTTTTTTACTTCCTTTTTTAAAACCAACTCTACCACCTTTTTTCTTAAGTTCTTTTTGTTTAGTAAAATTTGGACTGTACACAGGTTTTGAGTGTTGAAAAAATTTTTGTTTAACAGCTTGTTTAGTATCTACTAACTTTTCTCTTTCTTTTATAGCTTGTTTACCTTCTGCTATTTTTTTTTGAGCGTCTTCAAATTTTTTTATTCTCTTAAGAGATTCATTTGTCTTAACGGATCTATATCTAGCTTTCATAGTTTTACCAAAGACTTTCTGTTCTTTAGGTGTGCCTTTTAAAACACCTTTTTGCATCATCTTAGTTCCAACAATAGTTCCTTGTTTATCTTTTACGAAAGGACTTTTATCCGTTTTTTTAAAAATTCCTTGAGCTACTTTTTTAAGAAATCCTACAGCCATTATTTTTTTCCTCCATTTCTAAAAATTTGTGTTCCTTTTATACCATAAATACTAGCGACAACCAAGATCCAAAGATTGGTAAACCATGAAGGGAGCTGCGAAAACATTTCGAAGAATAATTTTACCTTGTCCATCGCACTTGGATCATCCGATATGACTGCCCATGCGAGCACCACTACGGGCAAACTAAGAATTATCAAAACTGCCTCGTCTTTCCAATCTGACTGACGTGCTTCTAGCAATTTACCCTGGTATTGCTCCTCACCACGGGCCATTTTTTCTGCATGCATTAATTGTGCATCAGACATTGCCATCTTCGTTCTCTGCTTGTTAGCGTAAATCTTGCTTCCAGCAGAAACGGCTAATTTAATCGCCGATAACCACATAATTAGTACGCTTTAGAGTTTCTTTTTTTCTCTGCTAACATTCTTTTCTGACCACCTACTGGCATTTCAGGTTTTCCTGTAGCAATTAAGTTAAAAGCTCCATCTGCAGTTGTTTTAGATCTAGGATCTACTTCAACACTTTGCTCTGCAACCTTAACTTCTTTTATTTTATCAAGTTTTTGCATTTTTGCTCCTTTTTTTCTTCTTCTCAACACCTTTTATTACGCCTTTGTTTTTAGAAGCGTAAAAAACTGTTTCGCCACGTTTTTTTCCGTATTGTTTTTTCATGGACTTCATGATTTTACGGCCTTTTTCGTTTAGTGGCATTAATCTTCGACCTGTATAGCAGTTATACCTGGTTTATCAGCCTTTGCAAGCGATACTCCAGCTCTTAATTTAGCTAATTTTTCGTTTTGATCCATTTTTTCATCAACAATGTCTCTTGCTTGCATTAGTTTTGCTCTATCAAGCTCTGCTTTTTTCTGATCTGCCTCTTTTTTACGTTCATTTTCCATTGCACGTAAGTCAACTTCTCTTGCTTTTAGTTTTAAAAGAGGATCAGAATCAAATTGTGATGTAATTTTCTTCTCTTCCATCATAAATTCTTGTGTCATCTCTGCAATTAACACTGCTTTTCTAGATTCTATCTGTTGAGTAATCATTTGTAGTTGTTGTGCAGATTGTGGATTAACCGGAGCTTGTTGTTGTAACAATTGTAGCTGTGCTAATTGTTCTCTAAACTCTAATTGTACTTGTTCTTGTGCCATTAAACTTATGTGTTCAAGAATATTTTTTTGTATTGCAGCCATTACCACAGGATTATTTCTAACCATGTTTGTTGACATAAAATTTAAGTGTGCAGTTATGTGTGCTCTATGATCTTGACCAGGAAAAGCTTGAAAAGGTTTACCTGCAAGAGCCATAATGTGCTCCATACTTGGATCCATGGGTGCTACAGGTCTTGGTGGTGGTAGAACTTGATCAATATTTTTTATACCAATCGCTTCATACATACCTCTGTATGCAGAATATAAATTGTGTATCTGTGGATTTGATGTAGCTAATTGTAATTGAGTTTGTGCAAGTGTAATTCTTTGTGACATAGAAAAAATATTTGGATCTGCTACTGGTAGAATATCTACTCTTGCGTCAAAGTCTGATTGTTTAATTAATCTAGATGCACCTACAACATCATATGGATATTCTGGTGGTAAATATGTTGAGATTACAGCTGATAATAGTTTAAATTCTTTTTTCATAGAACCATACAATCTTTTGTGAATAGCAGACATAACTTTAGATCCTCTTTCAAGTAGAGCAATCGTTGTTCCTACAGCTGCATTTTGTGTTCCTTCACCTGTTTGTAATTCTGATATTGCAGCAAATCTCTGACCTGCTTGCACAACAATACCCATTAAAGATAATAATGTTGCTGATGGTTCTTTGTATGGTAAAGGAAAGAAAGCCTCACGTAAATTACCACCTGGCGCATCTACATCTTTAAATTCACCTGGTTGTATTGGTGATGCTTCATCTCTAACTCTTACACCTCTTTGTTTAAATCCTGCAGGTAAATTAGATAATGTTCCTGCATCTAATAATTGGCGGAGAGCGACCGTTGCAGTTCTACTCAATCCGCCAATCATGTGTATCAATCCAAATCCGTAGAATCCTAGTCCTGGCAGAAATTTAAAGTGGACAAAATATTGGACTCTTTGTTTTTTTGGATCGTTGGGCGCATAGTTCCTTCTTATAGAAAGAACTGTTCCACTACCTTCTTCGATTGTTACGATATAAGGTAGCTTGATACCAGATGGTTCCCCATCTGCACCAATATCTTCAAAGCCTTCTAAATCTAAATCAACATGACATTCAAGAAGAGTATATACTGTTTGTTGTTTTCCAGATTTTTTAGTGCCTTCTAATTCTTTTTCTTTTTTAGAAACATCATCGTTTGTTGACATAGCTGGTGGACCTAAATCTATATCTACATAAAATCCAGCTACTTGTTGTTTTCGTAAATCATTTTCAGAAATTTTTATAACATGAATAATAGACTCTGCTTCATCTAAACTATTTGCTGTGTATGGTACAATTAAATCATCTGCAGGAATAAATTTAGAAACAGCTCTACCCATCATTGAATCATAGTAAACTTTTTTAAATGTAGAACCTGCTAGTGGTAAATGAAATAACATTGAATCAAACTCTGGTTCGTATTCTTTCATCTGATCCATAATTTGATAATTCATAAAATCTTTTACACGATTTGCTTGTGCCTCTTTTTGTGGTGTAGGGTTACCAAGTATCTGTGTTCTAACTGGTCCATCTGCTGGTAATAATTCTTTATAAGCTGTAGCTTGGAATTGTGTTACAGCTTCTGCTAGTACAGGGTGTGTTGCACCAGAAGCTCCTTGAAACGGTTCTGTTCTGTTTTCGTATTTAAATCCTAAAAGATCTAAACCATCTGTGTAAGATTTTTCCCAATCTTTTCTAGACATTTTATAATCTTGATAATTAGTTTTCATCTCGTTGCCGAGTGGTTCTAAAACATCATCAGGTAAAATATCTGCTAAATTATCAAAGTGTGCTTCTGTTCCAGGAATATTAATTGCACCTGGTTCAAAGTTGATAGTAGCCCCACCGTCTTCTTCGGGTGTTACTTCAACGGGTTTCTGTTCAACAATTTCTTCTTTAACTTCTACATCCTCGCCCGGAACTTTGACCTCGGTACGAGTGTTAGGAAGTCCTTTATCTATATCTGCCATTTAAACTCCTACGATCTTCTACCACGTTTAATTAAATAATCCAAGCCCTGTGGTGTAGGTCCTGATTCTGGTGGT